TGAGAGGTAAAAGTAAAATACGCAAACATACACACTGTAAAAGGTTTGACGTTTGATAATGTTGTTGTTGATCTGACAGCAACGAGGCAAGAAGATTATTTTACACAACTTAGATTAAAATATGTTGCATATAGTAGAGGCAAGTTTGATTGTTGGACTATAGCATCACAAGGTAAACATACGTTAGGAGTAAGATGAGTGACGATATAGCACTAATAACTGTAATATGCATTGCAGTTTTTTTAATGGGGATAATATGAAAAAGAAAAATGTTTGGGACAAGCAACATGGCGGAAGTCATTATCAAAAATATAAAATTCAACCAAGCAAGTTCGTGGTAGAGAATGAATTGCTATACCCGGAAGGCTGTGCTATAAAATATATTATAAGACATCGCGATAAGGGAAAGAAACAGGATTTATTAAAAGCAATACATTTTATTGAAATGATTATAGAGAGGGACTACAATGTGTAATACACCAGAAGATTTAGATCTAAAAGGTATAGATACGATTGCGATAGACATTGAAACATACGACCCTAATCTTAAAACAAAAGGTTTAGGCGCAATACGTAAAGATGGTTTCATTTGTGGTATAGCTGTTGCAACAGAAAATGATCTTGCATATTTTCCTCTACGTCATTCTGATACCGACATAGACCATCAAAGAATAAATAAGATATGGCAGGTGTTAAATGACAAAATATTTCAAAACGAAAAAATTACAAAAGTATTTCACAATGCAATGTATGATGTCTGTTGGATTAGAGCGGTAACAGGTATGATGATTAAAGGTAGAATAGTTGATACCATGATAGCTGCATCTGTCATTGATGAGAACAGATTTAAATATTCACTAGATGCACTATCAAAAGATTATCTTAACGAAGAAAAATATAAATACGATCTACAACAAAAAACATTAGAATGGTCTGGTGGCACAGTAAAAGACCCAATGACTAACATGCACAAGCTTCCTGCATCAATCGTAAAAGAATACGCAAAGCAGGATGTAAACTTAACTTACAAATTATGGGATTTATTTAATAAAAAAATTGACGAAGTATTATACACTAAAGATGATGGAGAACAAAAAACTTGTAGACAAATATTTGAATTAGAGACAAAATTATTTTTATGTTTGGTTGACATGAAATTTAAAGGCGTTAAAATAGATGTCGCAAAAGCTGTCCTATTTGGAAGACATCTCAAAAAACGTAGAGATCAAATAATAAAAGCTATAGAAAGTATTACTACAATTAAAGTAGACATTTGGGCTGCAGCATCAATTAAAAAATTATTAGATCATCTTTGTATAAAAGATTACAAAGTCACTCCAAAATCTAAAATGCCACAATTACCAAAAGATTATCTACGAAAACATAATAACAAGTGCTTGCGTATGATTGCAAAAGCAAGAGAGTATGATAAGGCAGTCAATACTTTTATAGATGGTTTACTAGAATATGTGCATGAAGATAGAATACATGCGGACATAAATCAGATAAGATCAGATACCGGGGGCACAGTCACCGGAAGATTTAGTATGTCTAATCCTAATCTGCAACAGATACCAGCAAAAGGCTACATCGGTGGTAAGATGAGAGAGTTATTTATACCAGAGGAGGGCTGTAAATGGGGCAGTTTTGATTACTCACAGCAAGAACCACGTATTGTAGTGCATTATGCTATAAAATTAGGTTTAGCAGGCACGGAGAGCCTCAAAAATGAATTTGATAAGGATGATGCTGATTTTCATCAGATAGTCGCTGACATGGCTAATATCTCCAGGAAACAGGCAAAAACAATCAACCTAGGTCTTTTCTATGGCATGGGCAAGATAAAATTACAGAGAGAGCTGGGTCTCGACCAAAGACAAGCAAAAGAATTATTTAATGAATACCACGGCAGGGTACCTTTTGTGCGTCAACTATCACAGGAGTTAATTGCATTTGCAAAAGAAAATAAATTATTATTTACATTACACGATAGGTTCTGCAGGTTTGACAAATGGGAAACAACAAACAAAGAATGGAATCCTGAAACAAATAGATTTAATGAGGTACCATTGTATACAGAACCACAAGCACGAGAAGCATTTAAAGCAGAGATGCTAGACAAATACAAGGAGAACAAGATAGATCCAAACTATATGGATTACTTTGAAAGATATTACACACCAGCATTTACCTACAAAGCTTTGAATAGATTGATACAAGGATCAGCCGCAGATATGACAAAGAAGGCCATGGTAGATCTACATGCAAAAGGTATAATACCTCACATACAAATACACGATGAGCTTTGTTTTTCGATCACGGACCACGAACCAGAGCTTATTAAAAATGTAATGGAGCAAACGATACCGCTTGAGGTTAAGAATAAAGTTGACTTTGAATCTGGACCAAATTGGGGTACAATAAGATGAGGATAGATTATGGCTTACTTAAATGCAAATATACCACCTATTTATGCACAGATAAGGAGAGAATATCTTTATGATTTACAAAAACATCAAGGCGAAGTTGAAGACTGTATTATCTTTGGCATATCAGCTCTTACTGGAAGGAGTATACTTTGGCATGCTATTATGGAAAACGGTGCAATATTTTATCGCCTACCAATTAGCGCGTTTATTCAAAAGGGATTTAAGCCATCCGACGTGCCCACAAGACGACTTGATGAACTACAGCTCTGGAATTGTTTTAGTTACTATCCTGCTGTTACTTCTTGGGATATTTTAGAATCACAAGCTGGTAAGTATATCGGTAAAGATAAAAAATGGCATTCAGGAAAATATTTATTTACTATTGACTTTGCTCATCCAGAGGCTAACATACTTGACACTGATCATTCAGAGATTCCGCACGAACACAAGTGCGCTCACATAATTGCATTAGACGATGGCAATTTTGCAGCACAACCAAATAATAGATGTATATGGGACATACCTTCTTTTACTGTAAAAGATGAAACTCCTGATTGGAAAGTGCAGACATCTGAATGGAATGTTGAAGATAGTAGAGCATGGCGGACAGAGGATACCGACAAGTTCTTTTATGAAATAGAGGAGAAAAAAAATGATTGATAAAATAAAAAATAAAGCAAAACACTATTGGATGAACCATAAGATTGAATCTATTGTGTTCGTAGTTTTGGTTGTAGCATTAATAATTAAATAATGAATTTAGCAGATCTGTTAAAAAAAAATATAGTAATGGTTCCAGTTGTGGCTTCAGTCCTTGTTGGAACATTCACAGGTGTAAAATACATCGTTAACTTAACAGATACTATTAATGCAAACCAAGCAGAAATAGAAAAAATTAAAACAGTTGATCTTGTAAACATGCAAAGAGACATGAAAGTATTAACCGATGGTGTAAATACTGTGATTGCAAAATTAGAAAGAGCTGAGGGCACGTGGGAAATGGCTGAAAACTTATATGAGGTTCTAGCTGATAAGGTCAGACAAATGGAATACGATATTAAAGATCTTAACAGAGAGATAAATTATTAGGATGAACTATGGAGACTGCCAGGATGAATTATTATTTTACAGGTATTATTATTTTAATGTTAACAGTTCTAGCTTTTTGTGCAACTCCAGCATATCCCAGAAACGAATATCTTAACAACAACGATAGGTGTGGAGAGTTTGAAGCAAGAATAGAAAAAGAAGACAGAGATACAACTTATACTTATTCTGATAGTGATTATGACTCTGATAATTATAGATTTAATTTATCATTTAGAAAATATTTAGGCACAGATTGTAAAACTTCAAAAGAAAACATGTTGTTAAAACAACAACTAGAATTAATGAAGATGTGTAACAAAGTAAATAGAAACCCTAGTTTAGCACAAAATAAAAATTTTTATTTGTTAGTATCAAAATGTAGGGGTGTTGTGCCACAAGTAGATGAAATAGAAAATATGCCTACAGGTAGTCTTTGGGATGAATTAAAAGATGATTATATCAAGGCTAATCCAGATTCTAAGAGCATGGACAACAATAACTCAACATTGAAAATACCACCAGAAGGGTATATACTACCAAAACCAAAACCAAAAGATGACTAAACCATTAAAAATATCTGAAC